TAACATTATGATTACGAAATAAACTATTTAATATTTCCACTTCGTAAAGATCATAATGATAATAATCCTTTTTCTCACGATTTGGTTTTTGAATACGAGTCAACTCGTTAAACCAACTATACATAATATACCTTATTTATTTATAAGATTTCTAAGCTGCGTATGACTTAACTTTAGAAATCAATGAATCTGAAAATATCTTTTCCCATTTTTCATATATAGGAATTGCTTTTTCTTTCATCTTCATTTTGTCTTCTTCACTAATTCTTGTAATAGTCTTACCATGTTTCTTTGCTTCTAACTCATAGTTTTCATGATCTTCCTCAGACCATTTTCTTTCTAGTCTTGCAACTTTAATAGCTGTCTTTCTAAAGATTTCTTGATCTTCATCTGACAAAGTTGACCAGAAATCATTTGATACCATGATGTCTGTAATAAACATGTTATGGTTTGTGTTCAACCAATATTTAGCTTCGGGAAATCTAGTGTAAGTATTTTCAACTGACTCTGCTTCCAAGTCTGACATTTCCAACCATTCTGTATTTGATTGAATAACTTGTCTTGAAGTTTCTACACCAAGTTCTTTGATGTAATCTTGGCAAACAGGGTTTCCACCAACTTTAATTTTATTAGAGTTTTGTAGATCAGCCAAATTTGAAATTTTAGTGTTAGACCCAAAGTTTCTGTATCCACCTGAATATGTGTATGCTAATCCTTGTACATTTAGATGATGAGATAATTTAAAATTTAATTCATCACCTAGATCACCTTCCATTGCTTTTGAACAATGATCGTGTGATTCAAATAAGAATGGTAAATCTAATGCTAGAAAATCTTTTACACCATCATGCATTTGACCGATTTTATAAACTTCGGTTTGTGACATTTGATAGTCATTGCACGATAACGCAGTTACAGGTAACTTACCTGTTTCAGCTTCAAAATGTTCTTCACTTTCTTTTTCGTGAATTACGATTTCGTATTTTCCTTTTGTTGCATCTTTGATTGCTTCTTGAAACGCTTTAGCTGTTCTAATGAACAGATTTACAGGTTTGTGTGCAATCAACCAATTTACTTTAATACTCATAATTTCTCCTATTATAACTGTTTTAAAAACTTAGCAAACTCTAAACTAGCTTCAATACTTTTTCTCGCTTTTGCTTTCGCTTCTATTCTTGCTTTTGCTTCTGCAACATGTGCTTCAATTAAACTTCCATGATCCCAAACCCACTCTTTGCCTTCCATAATACCTTCAACGAAAGCACTTGGAGCAGATGGGTCTGATACTATATCACCTGCTGTTGCTAATTTAAAATCTGATCTTACATAATTTGCAGCGCCTCTAGAATCTAATGATCCCATTCCTCTAGATGAAACTCCAAGAGTTGCACCTTCGTCCATAAGATTTTTTACAATCTTACCCATTGGTGTGTCCATAATTTTAGCTTCACCTATAAAGTTATCACCATCTTGTTTTAAAGATGTAATCATATGTGATACTCTATCAAGGTTAACTGTTGGACCATCTGGGTGTCCTAGTTCACCGAACGCTCTATTTTTGTTTATAAATTCTTTGTTATAAGATTTAACTTCTTTCACCAAAACTTCTCTTGGATACACTCTACCATTTCTGTTCTTAATGTTAGACTGCATAAAGATTCCTCTAATCTTGTAATCTTTTTTTCCGTTTTTTTCTTCTATTAAGAAATTAGATGAATCGAAATCGTTACCTTCTGTAATTAGTTTAACTGTTTGCATTATTGAATGTTATCGTAACCCGATACCTTTCTGCAATGTAAAATTATTGTTCCTACTGAGGCTGATGAATTGGTTAATTGAATATCGCCTGTTACACCTGAACCTGCATTGTTAGCAATAGACGGAACATGTTGACCACCTCCGTTAATACTACCAGTTCCGTTTAGTGATAATGCAACAACATCTGAAGTTGCGTCAAATAAAATGTCTGTTTGTGAACTTGTTGACCATGTACAAGATACAATTGATAGTCTTGGATTTGTATCTGCACCTGCTAACGCAGAAGCGTCAACAATTGAAGCCGCTGAATTAGTGCCTGTTGTTGTAACTTTTACAACATGTTCGAAATCTGAATCTTTTAGTGTTTGTAGTACTACTGCCATTGTTCTTCCTTAATTCATAAACTGCGTTGCTTCTTTTTCAAAGTAATCATAGAGTTTCTTTTCGGGTACTCTATGTTTCTTAGCAACATCTGTTATTGTCTTCTCAAAGTTATTTAGGAAATTTGACCCCTTAGAATCCATTTTTTTGAATAAATCATCAATCGCTTTCTTCATTTTTGGCGATTGTTTCCTATATTCTCTAGATTTCTTATGCTCATCTTTCTCAAAGATTGATGAATACAGGTCATTCCATTTCATCTTAAACTACTCTTTCGATGTTTCTGCTGGTGCTTCTGCAGGCGTTTCGTCTTTCGCTGGAGTTGCATCTATATGATTATTAACTAATCCTTTTGCAACTTCCATTTTTTTAGTCTCGATTGCGTCAGCAATCTTCGCTTTCATAGCACCTTTGAATGCATCTTCAGCATCAAGAGTTGATCCCTTTGCTATTGCATCTACTATTTTATCTGGCATAATATTCTCCTATCTTATGTATA